GAGAGAAATCCCCACCATGACCGAAACGGAAATACGAGAGCGGTGGGAGCGATTTAAGCGCGAGACGAAAGCTGAGGCTGGTCGAATCGTGCGCGATCAAGAGGCGCGGGAGCGCATAGCCAGGGCAATGGTCGTATTCGCCAAGTCGGTGATGAGAGGGCGAAGGTGAGAAGTTGGCGGAGAAGAAAAGCATTGATGCCATTCTCGATGAATTTGACGTCGGCGGGAAGTCGAAGGAGCGCAGCGAGACTCGGCCAATCACAATTTGGATCCCGCTGGATTTGAAGACCAGATATGACGAGCTCCAGGGCCGGACTCGGGGACAGTTTGGAAAGCTTCTCAAGGAAATCGTGAAGCGTTCCATTGAGAAAAAGGCGAGCTGAATATGGCGAGACCGACGCTTTACAAACCCGAATACTGCGAACAGCTCATCGAGCACATGGCTCGCGGGCTCAGTTTTGAGGCCTTTGCCGGCCGCATTGGTGTTTCTCGCCGTGTCCTTTTCGACTGGGAGAAATCGCACGAGGAGTTTCTGCACGCCAAAGAAGTCGGACTCGAAAAAGCGCGCCTTTTCTGGGAGCGCGTCGGCATCAAATACGTCGTTTCAAAATCAGACAGCGACGGCGAAGCGAAAACCTCAAGCTCGCGCTCGTTGAACGCCTCGGTGTGGATCTTCAACATGAAGAACCGCTTCGGCTGGCGCGACAAGCAACCGGGCGAAGTCGACGTCGTCGTGAACAACAACATCAGCCAAAAGTCCGATGCCGAGATCGATGCGCGGATCAAGGAGCTGATGGCGAAGCAATCACAGGGAGGTGAGAAGTGAGCGTGGCTGAGGTAGTTGGAAGCGCGCTGTGCGCGTTATTTCTTTTGGTTGTTGGCGGCATGATTTTCGGAGGCGCTCAGTGCTCGCGAATCGGCCTCTTCCGCGAGGTGATCGAGTGAGAGTCCGCAACGAGACGCCATTTTCAGAAGAGCCGAAACCTGGCCATTGGAGTTGGCCGCCGCGAGGTTAAATGGACCGCGCCGAGAAGGAAGAGCTGATTCGGCTCCTCGAGGAGAAAGAGCGGCGCGTGGCCGGGCGGCGGTATTACTCCTATTATCCAGACGAGGGCCCGCTCCGGCGTGAGCTTTATCCGAAGCATACTCGATTCTTCTCGGCGGGAAAGTCGTTCATTGAGCGACTTTTTCTCGCGGGGAATCGCGTGGGAAAAACCGAAGGAACAGGCGCGTTTGAAACAACAGCACATCTCACCGGACTTTACCCGCCCTGGTGGGATGGAAAAGTCATTCAGCGGCCGATCGATGCCTGGTGCGCCGGTGACACGAGCGAAACCGTTCGCGACATCATTCAACTGAAGCTTCTTGGCAACGTCGGCAAAGGCGAAATCGGAACCGGCATGATTCCAAGGGACTCGATCGCCGATTATTCGCTCAAGCGCGGTGTTTCGGATTCAGTCGACACGGTTTTCGTGAAGCATGCATCAGGCGGCGTGAGCCAGCTTGGGTTCAAGTCCTACGATCAAAAGCGGAAGTCGTTTCAAGGAACAAAAAAGGACCTCATTTGGCTCGATGAGGAGCCGAGCGTTGATATTTACACCGAGTGTCTTCTTCGCACGACCGACACGAGCGGCGGCGACGGCACTGAGAATGGCATGATGCTCCTCACGTTTACACCGCTTCTCGGGATGTCGAAAACTGTCATGGCGTTTCTCCCTGGCGGCCAGATTCAGGAGAAATCCGACGGCTCGAAGTTCGTCATCATGGCGACCTGGGACGATGTCCCGCATCTTTCCGAGCAAACGAAGAAAATTCTCTGGGATGCGATCCCGCCGTTTCAGCGCGACGCTCGCTCAAAAGGTGTTCCGCAGCTTGGCGCCGGCGCGATCTATCCTGTCCCGGAGTCGGACTATCTCGTGCAGGACTTCGAGATTCCGGCGCATTGGCCGCGCGCCTATGGCATGGACGTTGGATGGAATCGCACGGCCGCGGTTTGGGGCGCGCTCGATCGCGACAACGACATTCTCTATCTCACCGGCGAGCACTATCGCGGCCAGGCGGAGCCCTCGGTTCATGCTGCATCGATCCGCGCGCGCGGTGAGTGGATTCCTGGAGTGATTGATCCTGCGGCGCGCGGGCGCTCGCAGCTCGATGGCGCAACGCTCGTTCAATCATATATCGACCTTGGTCTCAATCTGATTTTCGCCGTCAACGCGGTGGAGGCTGGCATTTACGAAGTCTGGCAGCGCCTTTCAACCGGGCGGCTCAAGGTTTTCAAAAGCCTTGCGAACTGGCTCTTTGAAGCGCGCCTCTATCGTCGCGACGAGAAAGGTTGCATCGTGAAAGAGAGCGACCATTTGATGGACGCGACTCGATATTTGGTTGTCTCGGGTCTTGCGCGAGCAAAGGTGAAGCCGGCGGAGAAGAAGAAATCCGGAGGCGATTACGGCGGCGGAAGCTGGATGGGTTAGTGGAGATTCCGAAGATACGCCTTCAGGTCATCGCGCACGACCCGGCTGTAGTGGCAGATCTCCGACCACGAAAGGTTGGCGTGAACGAAGATCGATCTGTGAAATTTTCCGTTACTCCAGAGAAGCAGGATGACTTCTTGGCTCTCCTCCCAACACTTCTCCGGCCGATACTTAAACGTATGGAATTTGAGTTCCTGTGTAGCCGCAGACACTAGACTTCAACTCCCACGGCCTTGAGAGCAGCGAGGCAGATCGCGTGCGGGGCGGTGTCGGCAACTCCGGCTTCCTTTGAAGTTTCGTAAAGACCTTCGGCTGTTGTTCGGGAAAAGCTCCACCAGTATTCATATTCACAACCGTTGAAGAACAGCTTGAATTCGCCAGTCCACTCATTCCCGTCAAGCGAGGCTCGAAGGTGCTCAACCACCTGCCACGCAGCCGCGATGTCAGTTGAGAAATATGGGAGTCTCGCATCACCTTCACAACCACAAAATGCCACGCGGTCACGAGCACGATTGCCGATTAATCCAGGTGGTACCAAATAGTCATGCGGACCTTTTGAGTCCCAATCATCGATGATTCGTCCTGGAAAATCTAAACTCGGTCGATGAGCTGGACTGGTATGGAAGTCTTCGCCGACACGAGCCCAGCTCATTACTTTCTCAGCTACAAGCGCGTCTAGTTCTCGACCTGGTTTCATCTCTAGTGACCTCTAGTAAAAAAGTGAGCGGCGGCGTGTATCCGGTGGTCGCCTAACTTGGTTTCGTCCTGCATCTCTGCCGACGCCTGTGGAGACTCTCACCCCACAACCACAGCTTCCCACGCCGCCGCCCCACCATAAGTATTGTGACTTAAAGGCAACTTAAAAGTTACTTAAAAGTTGCCTTTAACTTTCTTAAAAGTTTTAACACCCGATCCTGGAAGGGTGTCAACGCGCGAATCCTCCGATGACCAAACCTCCAAAGCTCAGGGCGACGCGGAAATCCTCCGCGTCGCCCATGAGCGCTTTCGCATGACTGAAGAGGCTGAATCGGACTTCCGTCGTAAGGCGCTCGATGACCTCAAATTCTCGATTGGCGAGCAATGGGACGAGAGAGATAAGGCCGGGCGCGCTGAAGACGGCCGCCCGTGTCTTGTTGTTAACAAGCTTCAGGCGCACCTGCATCAGCTCGTAAACGATCAGCGTCAGAATCGACCGGCGATCAAGATCAGCCCCGTCGATGATAAGGCTGATGTCGAAACCGCGAAGATTCGCCAGGGTCTCATCCGTCACATCGAATACGCAAGCGATGCGGATACCGCATACTCGACCGCGTTCGACTCGGCCGGACGTTGTGGTGTTGGCTACTGGCGCGTCGTCACTCAGTTTGCGGATGCGCTCTCGTTTAGGCTTGAAGCGCGCATCAAGCGCATCGCCGATCGATTCTCGGTTTACCTCGATCCCGCAGCAAGCGAGCCCGATGGCTCGGATGCCAATTGGGGAATGATCATCGAAGACCTGACAAAGGACGAGTACGAGGCGCAATTTCCGAATTCGAAACTCGCCTCGCGCGACTGGGAGTCGCTCGGCAGTCAGAGCCCGGAATGGGTGAAAAAAGACGGCGCCAGAGTTTGCGAGTATTTCTATAAGGAATTCGAAAAGACCACGATTTGCCTTCTCAGCACTGGCGAGATCGTGCGTAAAGACCAGCTTCCAAAAGCCCCCGGGGCGCTCCCGCCTGGAATCACAATTAAAAAAGAGCGTGAAACTCTGGTCCCGGTAATTAAATGGGTGAAACTTAATGCTATTGAGGTTTTAGAGAAAACCACTTGGCCAGGCTCGGGGAAATATATCCCGATCGTTCGTGTTATCGGCGAAGAAGTTGTCATCAATGGCGTAAAGCATATCTCCGGTCTTATTCGCTCCGCGAAAGATCCTCAGAAAATGTACAACTACATGGTCTCAGCAGAAGCTGAGGCTATCGGTCTTGCGCCGCGCGCGCCTTTCATTGGCGTCGAGGGGCAATTTGAGAACAACGAACATTTGTGGCGAACCGCGAACCGTAAAAACCACGCTTATCTTCCGTATAAGGCGGTGGCGTTAAACGGCACACTGGCTCCGCCGCCGCAGAGAAACGCATTCGAGCCGGCGACCCAGGCAATCACGAACTCTCGAATGATGTCGAGCGATGACCTAAAGTCCGTCACTGGTTATCACGATGCCGCCATTGGTGCGCAGTCGAATGAAATAAGCGGTGTTGCTATCCGCTCACGCGTAAATCAAGCGCAACTATCAAACCTGCACCTGGTGGACAATCTCTCAAAGTCCATCCGTTACACCGGACGGATCTTAAATGACATCATCCCTTACGTTTACGACGTTGCGCAGACCGCGCGAATCATCGGCGAAGACGGCACGGAAGAGGTTGTTCGGATCAATGAGGAATTTGAGCGCCATGGCCAGATGGTTCGCTACGACCTGGGTCGCGGCGAATACGACGTCACTGTTTCATCGGGACCTAGCTACGAAACGAAACGCCAAGAGGCGGTCGCGACCATCCTGGATCTTGCGCGGTCATATCCAAACATCATGCAGATCGCAGGCGACAAGCTTGTCGCAAATATGGATATTCCGGCCGCAAAAGAAATCGCCGAGCGTATGAAAAAGGCGCTTCAGCCCGGGCTGGATGACGACAAGGGCGATCAAAAAATACCGCCTCAAGCTCAGGCCCAAATGCAGCAGATGAACCAAATGATTGAGCAGCTCACCCAGCAGCTCAATCATCGCACCCAACAGGTCGAGCAAAAAACGCTTGAGCTTGAATCAAAAGAGCGTATCGAGTTCGCAAAAATACAAGCAAATATCGAGATCGAACTCGCAAAAATGGGATCGCAAGAGTCTCAATTCCTTCTGCAACAGCAAATCGCACAGATCAACCAACGATTGAGTCTCCTCGATATCGACGAGCCGATCGATGGACAAGAAGAGCAAGAAAACAGCGGCGCTGGCCTGAGTGGGGCTGTGATGCCGCCTATTGAGCAACAACCTACTGGCGGGTTTCAACCACCAGGTCAATCACCCGAGGGGGATATGCAATGAGTGTTCAAATTACGACGATCAACGCCGAAGGCCAGCCCGTGACCACCGAAGTCGGAACTCCGGGCAAGAGCGAGGGCGAAAATCGTGAATCCGCGGCGGCGGGCGATAAGCCCGAGAAGACCGAAAACCCAGAGGACTCGGAATCTTCTGAAGACGCAGGCGGTGAAGACGAAAGTCAAGACGCCAGCGAAAGCGATGATGATGGAAACGAGAGCGATGACGATAAAAAGCCCGACGACAAAAAAAAGCGTCGTAACGGCTTTAAACGTCGGGTCGACAAGCTGAATCAACGTCTTTCCGATCAAGCTCGGGAGACGGAATTCTGGAAACAAAAGGCACTTGAAAAAGAGAGCCCTCGCGGCCAGAGCAATGAGCGGGTCGAAACCACGGAAAAATCCAATGGGAAGCCGAAGTCCGATGACTTTGATTCCCATGAGGAATTCGTCGAAGCCCTTGCTGAGTGGAAGCTTGAGCAAAAACTCGCTGATCGCGACGCTAAATCCAGAGCAAGCCAGGTGCAAACTGAATATCAGAAGGCACTCAGTACTCATCACGCGCGCACGGCGGAATTTGCGAAAACAAAGCCCGATTACGAAGAGGTGATTTCAGATCTTGGCGATTTCCGCGTTTCGGCGGCGGTCGAGCATGAAATCATCAGCTCCGAAAACGGGCCTGAGCTTCTATACGAGCTCGCAAAAGATCCCGAAGAGTTCGAGCGCATCTGTAGCCTCCCGGCTCAAGCCGCGGCTCGCGCCATTGGGCGTCTTGAAGAGCGCATCAAGTCTTCATCGCAAAAAAAAGAAACCAAGATCGCATCGAGCGCTCCGGCGCCACTTTCTCCTGTCGGATCAAGATCAAACTCCGGCGTCAAGAAGTCGATTCGCGACGCTGATTTGAGCTTTGCCGAGTACGAGAAATTGCGCATGGGGAAGGCGAGGGCTAGCGCATAGGGCGCTGGCTCTCTAAAAACAGTTTTCCTTTGCCAGGACTAAAAACCGGCCAGGAGTTTTTAAATGTCTAACCTTTTTTTGAATTCGCAAATCATTGCGAACGAACTGCTTTTGCAGTTCAAAAACAACCTCGTACTGACGAAGCGAGTTGATCGCCAGTACGACAAAGAGTTTGCTCGCGCCGGAAAGAAAATCGGCGACACGGCGAACTACAAACGCCGTCAGCGGTTTGTCGCGAAATCCGGGCAAGTTCTCCAGATTCAGAACATCGAGGAGAAGGTGTTCAACATGAAGGTCGACCGCTACCAGCATGTCGCCTTCTCGATTCCATCCTCGGCAATGACCCTCAGTGTCGAGAATTTCTCAAAAGAATATGCAGGACCTGCTGGTCTTGCGCTTGCGAACAAGGTCGATGCCGATATCGCGGAGGTCGTGAGGCTTCAAGCGCAGAACTCGGTCGGCACACCGGGGACACCGCCAGCGACAGCCGCGGCTGCGCTAAAGCTCGCTCTTCAGGCGGGACAAAAGCTCGATGAGAACTCGTGCCCCGGTGGCATGCGTTCGATGATTCTCAACCCCGAAGCGCAGGTTGAGTTTGTCGGCGGCCTGTCGGGCTTGACGGAATCGAGCTCGCAGCTTTCGAAACAGTACGAGAAAGGCAAAATGACAACTGCTGCTGGTTTTGATTGGTACATGGATCAAAACATCGCCATGCACACCGTCGGTAAGCTCGGAACGACTCCGCTTGTGAAAACGACGATCACGGCGCAAGGAGCGACTCAGATTGTGATCGATGGCGCGACCGCCAGCGTCACCGGCTACCTGAAGGCCGGCGATATCTTCACGATCGGCGGCTGCTACGCGAAGAACCCTCTTTCTGGTGTGGTTTCTCGCTCGCTTCGCCAGTTTGTCGTAACCGAAGACATGAACACCGATAGCTCGGGCGAAGGTACTGTTAAGTTCCTTCCCGCGATCATCACCGAAGGTGCTTATGCGAACGTCGATGCGCTCCCGGTTGACGGTGGCGCAATCCTGACCTTCGGTCACGCATCGAGCTACGCGGAGAAAGTTTCTCCGGCGTGTTTTGCGATGCATGAGGCAGCCATAGGCTTTGCGGTTGTCGATCAAGAGCTGCCCGGCGGGACCGACAAAGCGGCAATGGCGGTTGATCCCGATAGCGGTCTCGCGATCCGCTTCATCCGCGATTACGACATCACGAACAACCTGTTCTTATCGCGCGTCGACATCATGTACGGCATCGGCGTTCCGTACCCTGAGTGGATCTCGCGGGTTCACATCTGATCCTTGATCATCACTGATGCCTGGCGCCGGCGGTTCGGCGCCAGGTCTCTCATCCTCGAAATTTTGGAGAAATAAAAAATGGGACTTCTTGAAACAACGACCGACAACCAAATGTCCACTCCTGGCGGCGAAATGAAGGAGATGATTGGCGACTCGGCCACTAGCCCTGTTGGCTTTCACGGCAAAACGCCGTCCGCGCAAGGGGCCGCGCTCACAGCACAGCTTACGACAATCACGCCAGCCGATGCTGAAGGAACTCCTGACTACGCCATCGCAGGAGTGACCAACTCTACTGCTTACGGCTTTGCGAGTGCTCAGGAAGCAATCACGGTTTTGTACGTGATTAAGAACCTGCAAGTGCGCTTGGCGGAAGTCGAAGCGCGCCTCGAGGGAAAAGGCCTGATCGCTGAGAACTAAGATTTTAGCCTCGGGGCGCTGATGCCTCGAGGTTTTCTTTAAGGAGTTTTACGGATGAAAGACACCGCATGGCCACGCTGGCGCTATCACAGAGAACTTAAACCGGAAGGTAAGATCGTTCGGAGCTTCGAGGAAAACGAAGCGCTCGGACCCAATTGGGTTGATTCGCCCGCACAGTTTGATCTGAAGCCGGAAGTGCCGCCAGCTGAAACGGAGGTCGCAACCAATGAAGAAGCGCAAGAAATGATCAGTGGTGGCGAGGCTGAAATTCCAGACAGCGCGATCGTTTCAAGCGAAGAACTCGCGGAGCTCACAAAGCCGGAAGTGCCGACCAAAGGACGCGGCGGCCGCAAAAAGAAGGGTGAAGCGTAATGGGAACAGTCCGCGACCTCATTGAAGACTCACTCCGCCTCATCGGTGTTATCGCATCAGGCGAGACGGCGACAGCTTCCGAAGCCGCGGACGCGCTTTCGTTACTTAACGACATGCTCGAAAGCTGGAGTCTTGAACGTTTGGTGGTCTATTCCGCCATTCGTCGCGAGTTTCCGCTCACAGCTGGGGTTGGCGCTTACACGATTGGACCCGGGGGCGACTTTAACGTCGCTCGACCGATCAAAATCGAGGAAGCCGCGATCGAAACTCAATCCTCAGCACCGGCAATTGAATACCCGCTCGATATTCTGGATAAAAACCAATGGGCGAGAATCAAAGCGAAGGGTCTGGCGAGCGACATTCCAAAAGCGCTCTTTCTTGACGGCGCCTATCCGCTCGCGACACTCAATCTCTATCCCGTCCCGAGTGCCGCGCATAATCTTGTAATCTACCCTTGGGAGGCGATCACCGCTTTTGCGAGCGTGAACGACGACGTTGAATTCCCACCCGGCTACCGGCGCGCGATCAGGTATAACCTCGCGCTCGAGCTCCAGCCGGAATTCGGCGGCGAGATCCCGCCCTTAGTGGCAGATATCGCGGAAAAATCGAAATCAAATATCAAGCGTGTGAACAGCGAACCAGGGCTCTTGGTTTGTGAATCAGCGCTCGCCGGCCGCGGCTCATTCAATATCTACACGGGAGATTACGAATGAGGTTTTCTGGGTTCGTGGGCCCAAGTTACACGCTCGACTCAGTCAATGTTGACTGCCAGCGATGCGTGAACCTTTACCCAGGGCTCATTGAGTCGGGCACCGGGAAAGGCGGCCAACGATACTATTTGAGGCCAACGCCGGGCCTGCGCAAGATTCTTGAGGTCGGCGATGGGCCGATTCGCCTCATCCACACTGATTCGATCGGCCGCGTGTTTGTCGTCAGCGGAAACCAGCTTTTTCAAATCAAGAAAGGATCTGGCTGGGGCGTTGTTCCTGTATATTATAGTTCGGTAACTGTTCCGGATCAGGAGACCGGAATAAACACTGGCACCGATGTCTTAACATCCTTTCTGCATCAGATGTATACCGGCCTTAAGGTTCGTGTTGCTTCAAACAACACTCTGCCAACCGGTCTATCCGCCGGTACTGACTATTGGGTGATTGTTGACAGCGCAAATACTTATCGTTTGGCGAGCTCGCTTGCGAACGCATTGGCCGGAACGCAAGTTAACATCACGGCAACCGGTACGGGTACACTGACGCTGACTCCGCAGCTTCCGGCAATTGTTGAATCTGTTGCTGTTGATTCCGCTGCTGATACGTTCACGAAGACAGCGCATGGCCTTTACACCGGATTAAAGGTCCGCATATGCACGCTGACTCAAACCTCGGGCGGGCTGAATTCGACAACCGATTACTTCGTGATCGTTGTTAATGCCGACACATTCAAGCTCGCCACGAGTCTTGCGAACGCCGTCGCCGGAACGGCAATTGACGTTACCGCAGTTTCCGGAGACTGGACAATTACTCTCATCAACCAAATGGGATATGTGGGGCCAGCGTTTACGTTCGACACCGCGTTCGGCGCGATGAGGGCGGCATCGATGAGCTTTCTGGGGAATGGCGATGATAGCTCTACCGTCTTTGTTGATGGGACGGACAATTATGCGTTTTGGCAGACCGGCGCCTCTACGCACTCTGTCGGAAAACTTTCATCTGGCGGATACGGCGACGTAAAGACTGCCGATGATATTGTTTGGTCCGACGGGTCATTTATCGTAAATGAGGCCGGAACAAATCGATTCTATGTATCCGACGTTCAGTCGTTCAATATCGACTCTCTCACCTTTACTTCGTCTGACGGAAGCCCTGATATTTTGCTCGCACTCGCGGTGAATAACCGCATTCTCTGGGCTTTCAATGAAAAAACGATCGAGCTTTACGCGAACACTGGGAACGCTGATTTTCCTTATGAGCGCATCCCTGGCGGGTATCTTGAAATTGGTCTTGCGGCAAAACGAAGCGTCGCCAAAGCTGGTGGCTCGCTCTTTTGGCTGGCGCGCTCTGAAAAAGGCCGCGGCATTGTCTGCGCAGCTAGTGGGACGACGCCGCAAAGAATCAGTACGCACGCGATCGAGTGCGCGATTTCCAGCTATGCCGATATCACAACCGCCACGGCATTTGCCTACGAAAGTAATGGGCACGCCTTTTACGTTCTAAATTTCACCGAAGCAACCTGGGTTTACGACCTATCGACTGACCTTTGGCATGAGCGAGCCTACACGAATTCCGGAAATCTTGAGAGGCATCGCGCCGAAACTCACGCCTATTCTTCGACTTATGACGCTCAGATAGTCGGCGATCACTCAAACGCCAAAGTCTACGTTCTCGACGACTCGTATTATTCCGATGACGGCACTGAGATCACCAGAATGCGAACCTTCCCGCACTTTAGCGCTGAAGATTTGAGGCGCGTATTTTGTTCGCGCTTTCAGCTTGATATGCAAACTGGCGTTGGCCTTGACGGTGGCGGTGTCGGCTCCGATCCGCAGGTCATGCTTGATTGGAGCGATGATCACGGAAACACCTGGAGTGATGAGATGTGGACTTCCGCCGGCGGCAAGGTTGGCGGAATTGGCGATTTCAACAAGCGGGTAATTTGGCGCCGTCTTGGCTCGTTCTATGACCGCGTATTCCGAGTCAAGATCACTGATCCGGTGAAGGTCGTATTCATTGACGCTTGGCTAGATATCAGAATGGGGGGCAGATAAATGGCCTCCCTTCCGCAGTCCTTCACCGTCCCGCTAAGAGACAAGCTTCTAGATGGTGATTCTATAACTGCGCCGTGGGAGTGGTTTTTTCGAAAAGTCTGGGAGCGGCTAAATCCGCTTGGTGAAGAGCGCTCCTTTCCGATTGTGAATAATCAGGCGTCAGCCGCGAATATCGATGGTCTCAAGTTTGATTCTCGCTACGTAGCTCAGGCGCTCGTTGAGTTTCTTGTCGTTCGCGTAACGACGGGCACAGGAGCAACGGAGCTCGTCGAGAGTGGTCTTTTCATCGTCGTCTTTAAGCCGACTTCAAACGCCTGGGCGATCAACCTTGTGAATATCAATAGCCCGCAAAACTCAGGGGTTGACTTCACAGTCACCTCAGCCGGCCAGGCGCGGTACACGTCCTCGAATATCACGGGAACCGCTTCGATTTCGACGCTTCATTATCGCGTACGCACACTTAGCGGAAAGCATTCGAGTTATTCGAGTATGCGGGGCGGGCGATGATTTCAAGGGAAAGGAAGTGATGTAATGGGATGGCTTGAAGATCTCGGAAAAGATTCGGTTGGTCTCGGCTGGCTTGATGGCGACCCGACTGGAACTGTTGGTAAATGGGGTTGGCAACAAGCGGGCGGATCAGGCAGCAGCCCTATGGATTCATTGACCGGCGACGCCGCGTCACGCAGAGCTCTCGAAGCCCAGGCTGAGGCCACGAGGCAAGCAAACGAAACCCAGCGATATATGTACGATACGACTCGCGCCGATCAACAGCCATGGCGCGAGGCCGGAGTTAAAGCGCTCGGCGGCTTGGAAGACGGGCTGTATGGAGAGCTGACTCCAGTTTATGGAGAGCCAACAGCAGAGGAGGTAAATTTATTTGGCACGACAATTCCAGCCGGGACTAGATTTATTACTGGTTACAGAAGGTCTGGTGATGGCGATTTTATGCGTGATTTCTCAATGAGCGATTACCAGGCTGATCCCGGCTATCAATTCCGAATGCAGGAAGGTACTAAGGCGCTCGAGCGATCGGCCGCCGCGCGCGGAGGAATCAGCTCGGGCCGAACATTGAAAGACCTCACTCGATTCAGCCAAGGTCTTGCGAGTGAAGAATACAACAATGCTTACAACCGATTCAATGCAGACCGTGATCGCCGATTTAACCGCCTCGCGTCTCTGGCTGGCATCGGCCAGACGGCAACAAGTAATACACAGCAAGCATCCCAAAACTACGGAAATCAAGTCAGTCAAAACCAGATCGGACTAGGAAACTCCGTCGCCGCGCATCAAATCTCTCAGTCAAATAGATATTCGCAGCTTCTCGGGCAGGGGCTTACGGCTTATGCACTGCACGCTTCTGATAGGCGCCTGAAAACCGACGTTCGTCCAATCAGCCGAAAAGAAATTACAGAGCTCCGAAACGCAATTAAGCCATACATGTTTAGGTATATCGATGCAGCGTATGGATCAGGGGATTGGATCGGGGTAATGGCACAAGACCTTGAAAAATCAAAACTCGGAAAAACAGTGGTTGTTGAAGATGAGAATGGATTTAAGCAAATCGATATGAAGAAGCTCGCCTCGCTTCTCTTGGCTGTACTCGCAGAAGGTGGTGACTAATGCCAGTTGACAACAGTATTTATTTTCAACAACAGGCGCCGGACGTTTTTGGCTCGATCGAGCGAGGCATGCGCCTTGGTGATCTTGCTCGCCAGCGAAAGATCGCCGATCAACAAATGGCCGAGAATCAGGCCGTTAAAGATGCTTATTCTAAGAGCATGACCACCGGCCCGGATGGTCAACCGACACTCAATCAAGGGCGGCTTGTATCGGAGCTCTACAAGCGTGGTTATGGGCAAAAAGCCTATGAGGCCGGACGGCAGCTTAAAGCGCAGAGTCTTGAAGACCAAGCCAATGAGCTCAAGAGCCACGAGATGACAGGGCGGGAAATTGGCCAAAGAGCTCTTTCGGTCAATGACCAAAATTCATGGACGGCTTTCAGAAATGAAGGCATCGCAAAAAAATGGTTCGAGCCTAACGCGATTCCAGAGCAGTTCGATCCAAAAGTGCGCGACGCGACTGCTGGGCGGGCGCTCACGGCGGCCGAATATTTCGCTAAAACCCAGAAGGATCGCGGTCTTGATCAAGAGGACCGGAAACTCAAGATCGAACAGCAAAAGGCTGATGCGGAAAAGCGCGCCTCCGGCGAAAACCTTTCGATCGATGTGAAAAAATTCGTCGATACGCTCGCAACCAAGAACGCGAATAAGGTCGCGATCAAAAACCAGATCGACGCCGTCCTGGGTAACTGGGATACAATGTCGGACGACCAAAAGGTCGCGGCCGGCCGTCAACTCCTGAAAACCCTCAACTCCACCGAAGGTGCGGATGCGATTGGAGCCGAGGAAGCTAAGCGCCTTGGCTCGAAGCTCGAGTTTGCGATGGGGAATCTCTTTAACTCAAACCCTGTTCAGTTCGGTCGCGATCTTTCTGGCTTCAAAGAACAGGCAATGAACGTCTCGCGCTCAATTGATCAATCGGTCAAATCCAATCAGTCCCAGATCGACCAGGCGATGGGGCGGACGACTCCGCGGCCGAGCGGCGGCAAGTTGAGGGTCTCAAACGGTAAGGAGACGTTTCTTATCGAGCAGGCTGATTTAGCAGATGCTCAAAAAGACGGATTTCAGGTGGTGAAATGAGCTGGAGATCGCGCGCAACACCAGTTGATGAGAGTCCGAGCGAGGGCTGGAGATCGCGAGCGCAATCGGTTGAGGCCGAGGCGAGTAACCCGGGCACCGCGGCCGTGCGCCAGTTTGTTCAAGGCACGACCGGAAATTTCTCTGATGAGGCCGCCGGCGGGATGGAAGCGGCCGGCCGAGCCATCGGTCTTAAGGGAGTGGGCGGTCCGATGCGTGATATTTCCATTGCTGATGGCGGCCCGACTCTCGACTGGGAGGTTCTGAAAGATGCCTACCGGCGCGCGCGCGACCAAGAACGTGAGGCTCTCAAGAAAGAAGCCAAGGAGCATCCCAAAACGGCGGCTCTCGCGAACCTCGCCGGTGCTATTGCTTCGCCGATTAACAAAATCATGCCTGGCGCATCGCTTGCGAAGTCAGGCGCCGTAATTGGCGGAGTTTCCGGCGCTGGTGCGAGTGAGGCCGAAGACGCGCAAGGCCTACTTATTGATACCGCGACAGGGACCGTGATTGGTGGAGTCGCAGGCAAAGCCGCCCAAAAGATTGCGCCGGTTATCGAAAAGGGCGCTCGGGCGGCAAGGGAAAAGGTCGGCGAAAAAGCCAAGTCTGCGGCTGATTGGCTATCTGCGCGCGCACTCGGCGCAGAGCGCGGAACAATCAAGTCACTTGGCGCCGATAAGGTAAAGGCCATCGGCCGGTACGCTCTCGACGAGGGGGTTATTACCGCTCGCGGCTCAACAGACCAGAAGATTGCTAGAAACCTCGCTAAGCAACAGGCTGGCGCCGACAAAATGAATGCCGTTTATGATGCGATTGATGAAAAGGGCTTAAGCACTTTCAACCCACTGGATGCGGCCGTCGAGGTTGATTCAAAGATAGGTGGCTTCTATCGTAGCCCGATAAATCGCGGCGAAACCAATCAACTCGAAAATACACTCGAATCGATTCTCATGCGCGGCGATAAGAATATCCCACTCAAGGAAGCTCAATCACTCAAAGAGGAGTTGGGAAAAGTCGCCAACTGGAAAAACAAGCTAAACATCACCGACAAAGAAAAGATGGCGCGCGACGCATACGGAGTTGTGTCGTCGCGGATCGATGAGGCGGTGGATAAGGGGGCTAAAGAGATTGGATCAAATGACCTCCTCGAGACTTTAAAAGAAGGCCGTCGCCTCTATAGCCTATCCAAAGGCGCCGAGCAACTGCTTGAGAATAAGCTCGCACGTGAACAGGGGAACAACATCATCGGCCTTACCGATGCGATCACGGGCGGTGGTGCGCTTACTTATGGAGCGGTGTCGGGCGACTACGAAGGCGCTATAGGTATCGTAGCGGCGAAAAAAGTTCTTTCCAGATATGGCGCACAGAACGCAGCCCTGGGCTTCGATAGAGTTTCCAAGATGCTACTAAGGGAGCCGAAGTTCGCGGCTATCGCAAAATCGAATCCGGCAACGTTTAAGGCAATCGTTTCCAATCTCACTCGGAAAGTCACCCCAACCGGCGCACTCCCAAAGGCCGCCGACCGCCATGAACTCGACCGCGACTCATCGACACCAGCGATAGAAAAGGTTAGCGGCCGTGATAACTACAGAGCCCCAACAAAAGGCCCAGCCAAATGGGCCAACGACGGCTTTGAAAAGCTCTCGCGTCACGGCCTCGAGGGGCTTGATCGAGCGGCGCTCATGAGTGATCGCCGCACGAAAGATCTCCTCATTCGCGCGTCGGATCTGAAGCCGGGCTCGAAGGCGATGGACCGAATCGCCGAGAAGTTGAAGGCGCGTACCGCGAAGGGCGGTGAGTGATGTCAGCCGCGCGCGCGCCGATCTTCAGATTCAGGGAATTCGATTCGAATGGTGATCCGCTCGCTGGCGGGAAGGTTTATTCGTATTTAGCCGGAACCTCGACACCAGCTTCAACATACGCCGATGCAACTGGCCTTGTCGCAAACACCAACCCTCTGATTCTCGATGCCGAAGGCCGCGGAGCGCTCTATCTCGGAGCTGGCAGCTACAAGATCATCGTGAAAGACGCCGACGGCGTCGTCCAGTACACCGAAGACGACGTCACTGCGCCTGGCTCATCACCATCGTCTTCGCCGTGGACGAAGCATGATATCAGCGACAACCAAGCCGCGACTGACCTCGATGGTGAAACGATCGATTTCGATAATCATACCTCGGCGCTCTACGACTACGAGATCACGCGTGGGACAACGGTCATCGCCAACGGCCAGTTTGCGATCCAGAACCTGAACGGCACTGGGCGACTTAAGACCGGGACATGGATGGCTGGCGAAGCACATGGCGTGACGCTTTCGATTTCGCAAACAGGCACGGTTTGCCAACTTCTGGCCGCGACAAGCTCCGGTCCGGGCGCTGGCCAAATCAAACTCAGGCGGCAGTTGATTCCGATTTTCGCGTGACGGGAGGGATTTAAAATGATGACGACGAGAATTTTGACCACGCTTCTTTTGTTGCTCATCCCGGCCGTAGCGGCGCCGCAGGTCTTCGTCGACGAAATGACCGCGGCCAGCAAAGTGACCACGCCATCGGTCTTTGTGACACCGGGGGCTCTGCCTGGTGCCTGCACGGTGGGCGAAGTGCGCTTCGACAATTCAGACGCAATGCTTAAGGTCTGCATCGCAACCAATACCTGGGCGAGCTCGGCGTCGACGGCGCCTCTTTCGGTCGGAGCTCTCGACGGACAAGCGGCCAACTCAAGCGGCCTTACGATCGCGGCGAGCACTCTCTACGCGCAGTCGGCCGATGCGACTCACCCTGGGTTAGTCAACACGACATCGCAGACCTTCGCGGGCGCTAAGACATTTAGCGGTGGGGTTATCGGCAACGTCACCGGCGCAGTAACCGGCAACGCCTCGACAGCGACGGCTCTTGCGGCAAATCCAGCTGATTGTTCGGCTGGTCAATTTGCTACGACGATTGCCGCCAACGGCGACTTGACTTGTTCTCAGATCACATCGACAGGAACGATCACATCTGGCATCTGGAACGGTACCGCTGTTGATGTCGCTCACGGCGGCACCGGCCGCAGTTCGTTAACTGCCAATGCGCTTATCGTCGGTAACGGAACGAGTGCTGTCACTCTGACATCAGCTACCGCCTTTGGCCAAATGCTCGCGGCCGACAGCGGCGGGGTGCCGGTATGGACAGGGCATCCTCATCTCGGCGACAACTCGACTTACACCGGCGCACTTGATTTTAGCGGCAGCACTTCTGGAACGATCACGATTCAACCGCAAGCCGCGGC